AGAATGTGGGACCAGATGCGGCATAAGTACCGATCGTGATTCTAAACGAATCACGTCGCGTGTTAATAATGAAGGAATGGAGTTTTTAACTACCATTCTGCCTAACCTCGGTAGAGCGTTTGAGAAAACGCTTGACGAGCGTGAGGCTCGATATGACAGCTGGCCTGGTTGGTCAGTTGTCGGAACCCTCCCTGAATTTCTTGGAGGCTTCTTCGAAATCATTTTTAACCGCACTTCGGGTTACTTGCTTGAAGATAAAGCAGTTGCCGAGTACATCGAAGATAATTACGATGTGACATGGAGCGAAAGCTTAGCTTTCGCTTGGTGCGAAACGAATCCTGCCCTCGACGAAGAGGACCAGGATGTTCGCCTCTTCCGCCTGCAATGGCGTGAAGATCACATCGATAGAATCATTGATGCTGTAGCCAGTATTCGTCAGATTACTAGGCTATTCGGTAAGTTGGAGCTCGAGTCCTCTGATGAGAACAAGAACTCTGCTTACACTGCTTTTATCAAGTGTGAGAACGAACTCACGTTCGACATTGAAGAACTAGAGACGTATAGTCCCGAAGTTCTTTCTGATAGGCGTGAAAACCTATCTCGTGTCGGACGGCTTCTGTATGGAAATGTGTACACTGATATGTGCACGTCCCTCTTAGAGGGCTTTCCTATACCTAAGCACGGGCCCGGTTCAACTGCTGATGGTCTTGTTGGTAACAAGAAGTTTCATCAGGTTGTTTGGCCGGAACGTTTGGAGAGGAGCTTCCCTGCTGGGGAGTATCTTCTTCCAAACTGGAGATATAATTCATATCTCGCCTCAATTGATTTCGTCCTACCCGAACACGAAGTCCCTGTTAGGGTCATCGATGTTCTAAAAACGCACGACACACCACGGTTGATCGCCATGGAACCTACTTGTATGCAATATACACAGCAGGCTCTATCGCGTCCTCTCGTGGAGCTTCTCCAAAGGGATGGTATCCTCGGAGAGTTGCTCGGATTTGATAACCAAGTGCCTAATCAGCTCATGGCTCAAAAAGGGTCCTTAGATAGGACTCTTGCAACGCTAGATCTTAGCGAAGCTTCCGATCGTGTCGTGAACCGCTATGTAGAGGACATGCTATCTACAGGTGGCATCTTTCGAGATGCCGTCAGTGATTGCCGTTCTCAAAGAGCGGACGTACGAGGTGAGGTCATAAATCTCACCAAGTTCGCGTCTATGGGTAGTGCTCTTACTTTCCCAATTGAGGCAATGTTCTTCCTTTGCCTCATTGTACTTGGGATTGAAAAAGAGCTCAAGCACCCGATGACCAAGAAGGATGTTGAATCCCTTCGAGGTCGGGTACGCGTCTACGGGGACGATATTGTTGTTCCTGTGGAATTTGTGCCATCCGTTGTTGATTCACTCGAAGCTTTCGGGCTCAAAGTGAATTCACACAAGTCCTTCTGGAGTGGAAACTTCAGAGAATCTTGTGGTAAGGAGTACTACATGGGCCGAGACGTAAGTCTTGTCAAGGTCCGTCAGTTACTACCTACACATCGGTCGGATGACCAGGAGATAATTTCCACCGTTTCTACACGTAACCAGTTTTATCAGACTGGCCAGTGGGAAACTGCTAGGTGGATGGACACGTTATTGGAAAGATTGATTCCTTTCCCTAGTGTCCATGAAACGTCTCCTGTATTGGGCAAGTTGAGCTTTCTACCTTACCAAGTAGATCGACTCCACGGTGATTACCAGAGCCCCCTTGTAAGGGGTATGGTAAAAACTTCCATAAAACGTCAATGTGAAATTGACGATATATGGGCCCTGCTCAAGTGGTTCCTAAAGGAAGGTGACGAACCTTTCTTTGATAAGGACCATTTGATGTATTCCGGACGCCCCGTCGAC